TTTTACGAATAGTTTATTGTTTTCATCTTCAAGAAAATCAACCTGACTAGGATTCAATGGATAAAACCCAGTATATTCTTTGTGAAATTTACCATTATCATCTTTCCAAGAAACATATGTTGGATAAATAAATGCATTGTAATTCAAATACAATAGCCATATTATTTTTTCTATAAAATCTCTTGTTGTCATTAAATTATTTGGAGCTACTCTAAAAAGCCTATTAATAGTACTTTTTACGTTAACCTGCAGTCCATTACTATCATTTCTAATATGCTTAGGCATTAACTTACTGCATTCAGTTGCAATACAGTCTATAGCCATTTGTACTACATCTGATGCATACACGTTGTTACCAAACTGATTAAAGACAGGAGTGTATCCATTTAATAACTTGGCATATTGTAGTTGCTGCTTTTTATCTTTGCTCATAAATATATTTTGGAAAAAACCCAAATTCACCACCCCTCTCTATCTATTAATTAAGTCTAAG